TCGGTTTGCCCTCGGACCGGTCAATCAGTACACCGAGATCGGCGAACTGCTGGTCTGTGAGCAATTTCTTTTTTACCAGCTTTTCGGCGCTGGTCGGGCTTATTACCTTCATGTCGTACATATCGCCCGGTGACAGCTTAAGGTCAATGAGTGCGGCCTCTGCGGCTTTCTCATCCTTCCATTTCCTCGGTCCAGGCTTTCCGCGTACGCATTTATAGCCGGGGATCGTAAGGCCGGATAAAAGCATATTGAGTGCTTTTTCCTTAATAAATCCGATCCACTTCTCAATAAGCGGCATTTTGTCAAGGATCGCCGCGATGCTCTCAGCGTCTACCCGCGGGGCGTTCCTCTGCCCCAGTACATCAACCCCTGCGGCACTTAAGCAGAATTTTGACAGCGCGGCGCAGTGCCCGCGGGCTTTGCAGTAATGGCACGCTTTTACACTCGGATTGAACTCCCATTTTTCAAACGGTTGATCGCACATTGCCAGGGCCTTTGCAGCTGCCGCGGAGATCTCGTCCGTGAATTTAATCAATTCTGCCGGTGACAGGGCCCACTCGCTAATATGGTCTAAGCGCGGCTGAATAATTAGCGCATACACCGTGCTTATGTCGTACAGCATAGAAAAATAATTGTATGCGGCGCGGGCATAAATTGCTAACTGCGTATTGTTCGGAGCATCGATCTTCTCTCCGGTGCCGTATTTCAAATCAACTATGAACATTGACCGGCTGCCGTCCTTTTTCGGGCGTAAAATCACGCAGTCACTTGTACCGGCTGCGTCCTTTTCACCGGTTACGGATTCAAGGTCCAGGCGCTGTTCAACAAACAGATCCACGCCCTCGCCTTCAATAAGTCCGCCGATATAATCGGTATAATAACGGACATTTTTCAAAAGTTCATCAAGATCGATTTTGTTATTGTACAAAAATTCGGTCTCGGCGTCGTCCGGCTCCGGTTTTTTTCCGGTAAGGACGAGTTCCGCCATGTGGTGGGCGATCGTGCCCTCCATCGCGTAAACAGTTCCCTCATCATCCGGTAAGCCTTTGCATAAGGCTACTGATCCGGGGCATGAGATCCAGCGGTATGCGCTGCTGGGCGAAAACTGTGCATGTGGTCCCGGCATAATCACACCCCCGCTTTGTGCATTGCGGCGATAAAATCCGCGAACTTTGAAGGGTCAAGGTCCTGAACCTTTGGAACTCCTGCGGCTTTCAGGTAGGTGGTAACAGCGGCCATTTTTCCGGCCTTCGCAGCCTTAATTGCCAGGGCGCGGATATCATCCACGGTTACGGCTTTCAGCGTTGTGTCGTCGGCCTCCGGTGCCTTTACAGGCTCAGTCTTTGCAGCGGGCTCAGCCTTTGCGGGCTCTGCGGCCGGTTTAGGGTCGTCCGTAAAATCAAAATCTAATGGATCGGACCCTTTAGCGGTGGCGGGTTCGTCAATTATGGCTACTGTTGCCTCCGCCCCGTCCTTTGCCGTTTCAGCCTTTGCCGATTCCTTTGCCATTTCAGCCTTTGCCGATTCAGCCTTTGCCGATTCCTTTGCCATTTCAGCCTTTGCCGTTTCAGCCTTTGCCGTTTCAACTGTTGCAGAATTTGCAACGGTTGGCAATTCTACAGATTTAACCTGGCGCTTTTTAGCTGCGAGAGCAGTCATAGGTGCCGTCAAGCGGTCTATAAATTTAGGCTGGAGCTTTTTAGCTGCGGGAGCAGTCTCAGGATCAAATTCCATGTGCAGCACCGCTTGATCAAGATCGCGCAGATCATCGCATACAAGGCCTATGACGGCATTGTTTGACCTCAGTTTGGTGATAGCCTCCAAAAGACTTAAAGGGTCTTTAATTCTGGCCAAAACGTCCAGCGTTTCAGCTTTGCCAGGGAACTCAAAAGAGCTCCGGATTGCATTGTAGATACGCTCAGCGCGTAATGTGATAAATTCATTTTTCTTCATTTTTCCGTTGTCTCCGTTTTTTACGTCGTTTCAAGTTTAATTATAGATAAAAAATACCTAATTGCAATAGATTTTTTACAAGAATTTTAAAAAAGTGTGATTTATGCCGGATTTTTAAAGTAAGAAATAGGCCGCTTAAAACGGCCTATGAGAGTTTATAGATGTAACAACAACCCTTGCATCATACCACAGTTATGCCGTACCGACAAATTCATCAACCGCATTTGCGATCGCCGTCGCAATTTCCTTTTGATGCACCTTATTGACAAGATATGCAATGTCATGATCGTTTGTGATAAATCCGGTTTCAACCAGGATCGCGGGCATTGCCGTATGTTTGAGCACGTAAAAGCCGCGGGTGGATTTTATGCCGCGGTTTTTGGCCAGGAACTGATCTTTTAATTCCCTTTGCACAATAGCCGCAAGGCGTTCGGACTCCCTGGATCCTTCATAATACCAGGTTTCAATACCCTGAGCGGCCGGATCTGCTGCCGCATTAAGGTGAATTGAAACGAACAGATCGGCCTTTTCGTTATTTGCGATTTTGGTTCGGAACCCCAGCGGGATGAACTGATCCAGCTCACGGGTGAAAAAAACATCATAACCGCGTAATGCCAGCTCACCGCCTAACAGTGCCGCGATTTTCAGCGCAAGGGCCTTCTCAGTTACGCCCACATTGTGGTTAACTGCGCCGGGATCATATCCCCCGTGCCCTGGATCTATACAGATTTTCATTTTTTACCCTCCTCGCTGCTCTCATTAATTGCCTTAATCGCGCTTTTTATTTTAGCCGGAATCAGTCCGGTATAGCCGAGCCGCCCCAGGTTCTCAAGAATTGACCCGGCCTCATTCACACAATATGCGGCGATCGCTGCGTTGCGTAAAGTTCCACCGGTACCGAGTACCTGATCTAAGCCGTTACCGACGCATACGACTGAAAAGATAACCGCCTTTTTGATAATGCCCTTAAACCCGGTCGAACTGGACCATACGTGCGTTTTACACGCGGCGGCCACGCCGAGCAGATAATCCACGGCCACAAAGGCAAAAAGCCACTGCACTGCCACGTCAATGCCTCCTACCGCAAAGGCAACCGCCCCGCCGACCGCCCCGCCGGCAAAAGCGATCGCGTTGTAACACTTCGGCAATAAGCTATCCACTGTTTCGAGCATTATTTACCTCCGGCGATTAGCCTATCAATAATCCCGGATGCGCTCGCTGCGCCGTAGTCCCACACGATCGCGTCAAGTTCCTCAAGTGTAGTAGCCGCCTGGGCTAATTTTTCAAGATAGGTGCCGTAAAAGACGATCCTCTGTACTTCCTGCCTTAAAAGCCTTGCGAGCTCAATCAGCCGGTCATAACTGAGCGGGTGTACACGGTCCGCTTTTGAGATCCACGGCTGTATGATATCCTCAGGCTGAACGGTACCGCGGGAGATCTGATCCTGCCAGTCCAGGATTGTGCCGGAAATGCGCAGAAGTGCCTTATCATCATAGGCAAAAAGGTCCTCTTCATACTCCAGGCCGCCGTTATTGAGCTGGTAATTTTTTGCGGAGTTAATTTCAACAATTTTTTCGCGACGGGTCTGCTCAAGATCGCGCCTGTCTCTCCATTCCTCGATGTCCAGATACGCGCGGGCCGCCCACAGCTCGGCGCCTATTCCGGTGTCGCCCTCCATGCAGCAATACGGGATCCAGCCAAAATCGGGATGCTTTATTTCAGCCTGCATACGTGAATGATCCGGAGCGTCCCAGTACAAGTTTCTATATTCAATCATGCTATCCTCCTCATTATTGCGCCGCGAACGAGCCCAGGGTTACCATTACCGCAACAAATTACCCAAGTTCCGGGCATGTAAACCGGGTCTGCCATCCAGATAGCGCCTCCTTTTGAGTCACAGCACCAGTCATGAAAGTACCCATGACTTGTAAGAACGCCATAGTTTAAGTTTTCGGTGGTAGGAGCCGCACGAATTACCGTAGAGCCCACGTCGAAAACGCCTGCGGCTGACTGAACGGTGATATTTGCGGTCGTATTACCTGATTGATTAGCACTGAACGTGGCGACGGTTGTCCCGTTCTTTTGAATGGTCAAAGTGCCATTATTAACCGCAGGAACACTGATATTGGCGGTCGTATTTCCTGCCTGGTTAGCACTGAACGTAGCCACATTTGACCCGTTTCGCTGAATTGTCAAAGTGCCATTGTTCACGGTCGGGAGCTGGCTTGTAAGCGCAAGCTGGCGCCAGTAGTCCTCATCAGTCGGGTATTTGACGGCGGAACCCGGGCCGTTTGATGCGATGCACAGATAGAGCGAACCCTCATGCATCACCAGGTTGCCGGCGGTGTAGTCGTAGTCAGTAGAATACGAGAACATCCCGCCCTGCATGAGATAAAAAAGATATTCACCCAGGTATTTGAACAGCGCGTTAAAATCGCCACGCTCCGGAGCAATACCACCTTGATCAAGCGGTAACTGGGTAACCGGCGGGAACAGTCCACTGAACGACGCCCGGCCGGAACCCGACGGCGTAGTCTCAGGGATTGCGTTCACGTCTGCCGTGCTTCCGAGAGTCGCATCCCATTTTTGCGGTTCGGTTGTAGCCATATAAAAGCCTCCTAAAAGTTAAACATCAAGATCCTGCGGGCCGCCGTTCACAAAAGGCGCCTGGTTAAACGGATGCAGGCCGGAGCCATTAAAGCCAAAAACAGGGCCCAGCACGTAATATATTTTCACCCCGACGCCTGTAGGACTCCAACGCAAATTAAGGAACGCCTGCAACGCCTGCGGATCGACGATCTCAGTTACGAGAACCGTCAGCACCATTGTGTCAGTATGGAGCACCCGCACGCCGCTGGAAATGAGCTGCCCGCAGAAAAAATTAATGCTGTGAAGACTGGAATTAGTCAGATTGAAAAGTGCTTTGACAAAAATATATTTGCGATATGTGTAGTCGTCCAGGATCACACTCTCACCGGCTGCATAAATTCGCCGTGCGGTTGCTACAATGCGGCCCCACACGTCAAGCCCTGCCCCATCCGCGGTCCACGGATCGATCATGTGTTCATACATCAACCCGATTGAACTTTCCGGATTGAGAAGGCTCCAACATGTTACCGTCAATGACTTAAGGCGCGGACTGCCCGCGTACTGGCTTTGCAGCACCCGCAAAATATCAAAATCCGACGCATCAAAAAATCCCGGTATGCTCATTTTGCCTCCCTATTCGATCACAATATCGGCCAGGCTTAAAACCGGATTTTCATCAATTCTTACATGGAGCGCATCGGACCAGGCTCCGCCGGTTTTCGCGAGGTCAACATCCAGCAGATCAGTGTAGCCGGCATTCTGCACACTAATTGCGAAACGCGGGGCATAAATAGTATCACCCATTAGCGGCCTTGCCATTATGGACCCGTCAACCTCGGTAGGATCTTCACCATAAAAATTATTGAAAACCGCCTGCCTAATAGTTGCCAGGTCATCCGCAGAAAAGCCCGCGGCGTCCGGGAACTTAAGCCGAATCGTTATATCTGCATCCGTCGGCCTTTGGAAATGGATCATCTCTTTGATCCCGGTTGTATCGTCCTCTACCAGGTAATCCGTCGTGCCGTTTGTATCACATCCGGCCGATACGGTGCGATACATAGCGGTAGCGATAGCACCGTCATTGCCGCCTAAAACGCACACATACACGCTATGTGGGCTTAGGGTCACGCCGTCAATTACCTTCGGCTGATTAGTTTTATTTTCACGTACAACGCAGCCGATCACATCATCAAGCTGCATTATGCGGGCGTACACGCTTGCGGCGGTACCGCGGGAGTTTAGAGCCACAGAGGCATATCTGCGGAGCTCGAACTGCCCGCGGTTCTCTTCAAGTGTGCCTACAGTTGCCGCGTGCTCATTGGTCGCCGTATCCCAGCCCGCAACAACGGTCATTATACGCGTTAGGGTTCCCGCCGCGGCGGAGATCAAACCTTCTGTTGTGCACCGGAAAACCCCCGATCCGGTACCGTCGGCGCCGATTGTAAAAGCGGCAACATTCTGCCAAATCGTGTCATCGGCGGAGCTCATAATCTGCGCATTCACCGGGATCACGGTTCCCGATAACCCGCGCACCGCGATTTTGGCGGTGCTCGGTGTGGCCGCTTTGCGGCTTAAAAAATAGATTTTTGCGATCGCATCCTGAAAAATGCCCTCGTTTTTTGCGGGGTCAAACTGATCGCACAGATATAAAAGCTCCGTATCCTTTTCAGTTATCGCCGCGGTCTGGCTGTCAATCAGCTGGCCCGCCGGAGTCTCCGGATCTGTGTTCAGGTCCACCTGGCCGTCCTTGTGAAAAGCGGCCACCCAGTCCGCAGCAACCGCCGCACGGACTGTCTCGGTATCATCAGCGTAAAATCCTGTAGCCGGATCAAAATGCAACATTTACGGCCTCCCCGTCCTCAGTGACGATCTCAAGATCGCCCGTTAAAGTTCTATCAGTTAGCTGCTCACCCGTTACCGCGACGCCTCCATGCGCCAGGGTAACATCAAGCAAATTTGCGCTCAGCACGCCGTCAACGCCCACGGCGGCACTCTCATACTCCGCACAGATCATGCGCTTATTGAGTTTACGTCCCAGGTCTAACGTAAAATGCGGAATGCCGCGATCGCGGAAATAATACGCATCATCAGTGAAAAGCCGCACAGCATTAGCAACATTCTGCGCTATGCCGTAAGCGCCGGAGGTATCGACGATCTGCCCGCCGTCGTCAAGAATTAGATCCCACTCATCCGGATCAAGCATCAGTGTGTGTCCTTTTACGTCTGCCATATGTCACTCCTAATTGCCATGAATGTGCCCGCCGGCGTTTATATTTCCCGTAACATTGAGATCGCCGGTCATGCTAACAGTCGATGTATCAATCGAAACGCCGCCGGAGCTCGTTATCGATCCCACCTCCAGGGTGCCTGTAATTTTAACCTTTGGTGCATCAATCGTTACATCCCCGGCGCTCTTAATTATGACCTCCGCGTCGGTCTCAATCGTGATTTTGCCCGGTGCCTTTATGTAGATAGTTTCGTCCTGCTCCAGCTGAATATACGTTGTCGGCTCATCAGTGTGCAAAGTTCCCACGATCACGCTGTCGGACTGGTCAAAAGTCCTGAATGATCCAGGGCGCTGCGGGCTGTCAGTCCCGCGGTTAATTGTGCTTATATCGCCCTTACAGCTTACACAAACCACGCGATCGCCCGCCACCGGATTGATTATGATCCCCACCTTGCCCGCCTGGAGTCTCGTGTGCGGCAAAGCCGGAACGCTCACCATTGGCAGTGCCTGACCCTCGGCGTCACTCTGTGCAGTCATAGGAGTAACATCTGCAGTCCCTGTCGGGCCGCTGCCCTCTGTGCTGCATCCGTCGACCCTGCCGATCCATGCGGTCTCGACCTCGTTATTGAGATACTGCTCAATACTGTATTGCAGCTCGTTAAAATCGCTCTCCGCGGTACCGGGACGCTGCAGCCCTCGCTTGTCGTTTTGATCTATGGCCATTAAATGAACCTCCCGACCGCACCGCTCATATGCGGATAAAATCCCGTGATTTTACTTTCCCACTTTCCCTGTCGCGGACTGTTCGCGCTCAGATCATGGCTCAGCTTGATAATCCTCCAGGTTCCGGATGCCTTCGGGACCTCGGTCTCAAGTTTGAAAATACCGGCGAAACGTAAAGCGGGATTGAATACCGTCGTTACCTCTATGCCGTTTTGTGTGACAGTCGGGTACTTGAGCAGTCCCGTGTCGCGGTTAATCAATATCGCATTGCCTGCGGTGTTCACCGCTCCGCCCGCGGGTATGAGAATTGCCCTGTTATCATCCAGGATAAGTTCCGCGCCTACCTGCTTAGCCGCCTTCATAGCCTGGTGGATCGGTGATCCGTTATACACAGAATTGCGCAGCTGTGCAGTAACTCCGCGATTTTCAAAAGTGAACCCGGCTTTCTCCACCTGGCCCCTGATGAAATCCGCGGCGGGCTGTGAACCCCTGACGGCGGTCGCTCCGTCCGCAGTGATACGGCCCCAGAATCCCACCTGGGCCTCAATCTTAAGTTTAACATCCGGCGTACCGTTAAGGTCAGCCGCAGCGCGTACGATATTGCCCGCAAATATTTCAGTGTAGCCGTGCACGTCGTCGCCCGCATAAACGTTCACATAATTGCGTTTTTGGTATAGCGGGTGAAATGCTAAAGTTGTTAGCTTTTCCATGTCGTCAAGCGGCATGTTTGTGATCTCGATTGACGCCTTGCCAAAATCTGGAACCGGCAGCTTTTGAATTTTCGCGCTTATGGCTAGATCGTCGATCACGGTGGAGTTTGATCCGCTTGCAAATGTGCCTTTGTAGAGCGTAAGGATAACCCTCAGGCGGTGCTCGACAAAAGACGCGGACACTATGCGGCTCTTGGCCGGTCGGTCAAAATTATCTGCCTGCATAGCGCCCTCCGTGCGGTTTGTTATATAGATTTTTTCAAATTGATATCATAGCACAAATATATTTTCGATATGTGCATCGCGTCAAAAAATTTGACGTCGATCGGTTTTTATTTTTGGGCGGATGTGGTAAGATTAATATATTGTAATGTAATTACTACAATTTATTCACGGCAAGGGAGGCCGTTTTATGGAAACTAAAAATCCGATAGCAAATATGCTTAATGAGATCCGTGATCTAGGCCATTACACGGATAGCCAGATGGCTGCAATCCTGGGCGTTCACCGCGTCACGGTGAATAAAATGCGTTTCAGCTGTGAAAGCTATTCAAATCCGCGGCTGTCGCTGTACACAAAAATCGCGGAACTTTACCGCCAGGTTAAAAACTGCGGGGAGGTTTTAAAGAATGAGTGATAATCAAAAAAGATACGGCGCGATGCCGTCCGAATGGGAACTCGTAAAAGCCAGCCGGTTAACCTCCCGCGTACTGCCTATTGTCAGCAACCCGGAATTGACCGCCGTCGGGGCCCTTACAAAATCAAATACCCGCGGCAAGGTCCCATCGGTAAAAACCAAAACCGGAGCTGTGGCCGGTATGCAGAACTGGACCCGGCACGAAACGACACCGGAGGAGATCGAGCAGTGGAGCAAAGACCCCGATAACGGTTTTTGCATCAGGACCGGCGGGGATCTCGGAATTATCGCGATAGACT